ATCGGCAAATAATGAATCATAATGCGATAAGGCGGACGGGTTTTGTCGTTTCCCCTTCCGTCCCCCCATAAAAAACAAAACAACAACCCATAAAATAGGGAGTCGCCTGGCGAGTCATATTTAACCAATTTTTCGAACCATTAAAAGTGGTTCGAGAAGCTGAATTTCAACAGATGTTGAAAGATCGCTTGGTTAACCGTGATCAAGTTTGGATCGGTTAACTATATTAATAGCTCAGTATGTGAAAATTTACACATCACATACTGAGTTAAAAAGGTTTCACTATTTTGATGAAACTAATATAGTTAAGGGTGTTAATAAAATAACACCCTTTATTAAAATAATTAAGAAGAAATATCTTAATCGTAATTAAAATGAGGACATAAAAATGAAACTAGAAATAACAACTTCTAACCACCAACATTATTTAATCGTAGATGTGCCTGTAGAAGGAGCTTTGCCAGAGAAAGTAGTAGCAGCTCTTACTGAGTTTAGAAATAAACTAGGTGAGTGGCCATCTCTTCACTATCGCTTAGGTCGCGGTAAGAAGAGAGTGTGGGGTTCTTATTCTGCACCATATGCAGACAGCATTTTAAAAAGTGTTGACCGTATTAGAGCCGAATATGTACAACGCTATTGTTAATGGCCGGACGCTACCTTGTCGTCTGTTACTCAAACAAGGAATATTAACAGCTTGTCGTGAGACACCTTAATATTAAGTTTAATAAGTTCTTTTAAGTTACACTAAAGGAGACTTGAATGACTAGAAGAGAATTTATTAAACTTTCTATCCGTATAGGATGGAAGTTTACATGTTTATAATTCTTCACCGTAAATTAAAAACCCAAAGGAGGGTAATTATGATCAACTTTATCAATTTTAAATCTGAAAATATTAAAGATACTTTAGATGCATTAACTTTGCATCTTGGCATTGATGCGGTCGTCACAGAAATAAAAGACGACCAATATAAAATCAATCACGGGGAAAGAGAATTCTACGTTACTGATTTAGAATCAGTGGTGCATGAATTATTCTTCGCAGCTAAAACTAATTAATTAATCAAACAATCAGACCAAAGGAGGTCAATCATGTTAACTGATATCTTAAATTCAGTAATCTACCTACTAACCGCTCAATTGTTACACTTGGGTGGTTGTCTTATCGCGGATGTTAAACTCCGTACTCGTAACGACCCTGAATTATTAGAATGGGCCGGTTCCTACTGCAAGGAACATTACGCACCTTATGGAGAAGGTAAACTCCAAAACTTCCTGTTTTATATAAAAGCAGGTATTGTTGGGGCATTTGCTCTAACACCCGCTAAAGCGGTAGCTGTACTACCAACCACTGCCTTAATGGCATGGTACATCACTCCAGTTGACATGGAGTTCACCAAAACGCTATTACTAATCAACTTAGTATATAACGTAATACTAGGTGTTGGTGCTTTAGTCACACCTAAGTATAAACCCTTAACTACGCACTAACAAAAAATTCCTAGACAAGAATTAAAACTGTCTATATACTTTATCAGTAAATTTAATTAACCTTCAACTAACAAAAGTCCTGAGGAGGGCAAAATGATCTTAATTAATCTAACACAACACAATTTAACACAAGAACAATTAAAAGACGCCGTGGAAGTCGGCAATGATGTTCGTGATGAAGTCGTAAAACTCATCACCTTCAACGGATTGCCTACTGCTGGAAAAATCAAAGACAACGCGAGCAGACTAGCCGAAATCTGCCGCGATATGCATGCGAGTCATGCAGTAATCGGTGGTGCTCCGTATTTCATGGGGCCATTGGAACAAGCGCTCCGTCGAGTGGGTGTTACCCCACTCTATGCGTTCACTGAACGTGTGGCAGTGGAAGTAACTGATCCAAATACTGGAGAGGTTACCAAAACTAGTAAATTCAACTTCGCCGGTTGGGTTGAAGGTGTTTTATAAGGCGAACAACAGGGGGTGTTGTAATGACACCCTATTTTAACTCATAGATCTAAGGAGAATAAAAATGAGTGCATACTGGATTTGGAGTATCCCTGCCGATGTGGCAGAGGAGAAATGTAAAGAATGGACAACTATTCAACAGTTTGAAGGTTATGAATATAATCATGATTACGATGAAGATCAACCGGTATACCGCGAAACACGCGTACCGGTGGTTAACGGAGTAGTCTTTGAATACTACAAGGATGGAGACGAATTTATCGCTTTCGGTTCCAAACGAGATCACACGAACTACCTGGAAGGGTATGATTTCGTGGATTCTAAGTTTGTTTACTAAGGCACTTAATCCGTCGAGTTGCTAACGAGCTCGGTCAATCAATCGTTAAAGAGGTTTCCGTAAGGATATAAAAGTAGAGTCGCTGACCTAATAAATTTTCAAAAACATTAACTATCCATAATAAAACTGAGGAGTTAAATATGGAAAAACAAACAGTTACCATCTGTAATGCACAGATGATCCGTGGTGCTAAATATGCTGGCTTCTTCCTAGGGTATAAACTACCAAATGGTGAAACCGTGATAGGAAATCCTGAAGATATCATTAAATTACGTATAGATGATGATGCAGTATTTCTTAAAGCATTACCTGAAGAAATTAACCATAATGGTTGGGACGAAATCAGAACTAAGAAATACGAAATCGTTGCTAAACGCATTGGCGATGATCAGTGGGAAGTTCCCCTTGAAATCATCTTAGCTGAATTTCTTTAAATCAATCTATATAGTACCCGAAAAGGGTACTATATAAAACATCTTATTTTTTTTTTCATCTATTAACGAGCATATATCCCATACCGATTAAGGTATGGGATATACAACGGAGCACATATCTAATATCGCAAATTATTAGATATTATTTCTATACTATTTTTAATTAACCAACAACGTCCTAAGGACATAATATACATAACGGCATATATCCCTACCTTTTACAGTAGGGATATACGTTTTACGTTAATACAGCCAATCAAAAAAACAACTCTGATTTCATTACGTGCGTTTACTTAAAATATACACTTAGTTTAAGGAATCACTAGAAAAGAAAAATCAAGTGTATACTTTTTTGTAAACGATAAGTTAGTCTCATTGTCAATCAATCAACTATACTAAATGGTATCGATGTAAAATTTTACATTATTTTATCTTAAACGATTGATTCTCATTTGTTCTCGTTTCTTCTCTTTGATATCCGCTAATAAACCATCGATATTTCTCGGTTCTATACCAAAGTTAACGAGCTTATCATTTAATCGTTTAACCTGATGTTCTAAAACAGTTCGATAAATACTGGTTTCGTTTTCGGAAAGTTTAGTAATTAATCTATCAAGTTCATCTTGATATTTTTCGATTAACGCATTCTCTCTATCCTGAACATCATCCATTAATTTACCATCTTCTTGTATATGGGACATCACTCGTTTACTATCTATACCGTAGAACGAAAGATTTTTACCATACATCAATAACCACATGCAAAGTAACCACGCCATGACGTTATCGTCATGACCTTCAGCAGTATGGTCGATACGTCCTGATTTACTATCTACTTCTAATGAACGTAACTCTGCAGAGAGTGTTTTATCGTAAATAATATTTCTACAACGTTTAGCCGCTAACTGTAACACTTCTTTATAAAGTAAATGTCTTGTTCCACCTGTTTGGTTAAAACCAAATTTCTTTTTATTTCTCGTATAGAAATAATTATTACGTTTACCTGGTGCAACGAGCTCTTTAAATAATTCAGGATTTTTATCTTTTTCTTGAACGATAGTATTATACATACGTCTACAAGGATCTATTCCGTGTAATGGTAACTTATTGTAAAGTGTTTCAATAAACGTACCGCCTGTAGATTTATGTTCTATAATCAATGTTGTTCTTTGGAAAGCCACCATGAACTCTACTAAGAAGTCAGCCAATTTAATCACATCAGCTTCACAAATGGAAACAGCTGCTACCGTTTCTAAAGTCGTTACGTTAACCACGATAAAAGAAGTGGCATCTCGGTTTACCGCTTCTGAAGTATCAGCACCAATAATACAATGGTTAGTACGCATATAGTTACCAATCTCTTCTTGTTTAACGTACCACTTCACAATGTAACCTGATTTTGTAATCTGTATATAATCAGGTTGTTTTTCAGACATCAAGATATCTTGAGAGATTTCTGGCGCTAATGGTGATAAGGTTGCACCTGAAGTCCATACGTTAAAATAGTCTCTATTAATCTTATCTTGGTCTTGTGTTTGTGTAGCACGAATCTTTTCTCTTAACCACTCATCGGTATAACCCAATTGTAAATGATTAAACGTCGCACCCACCATTAATGTACCATTTTTACTATTCTTACGAACGACGTTGTGTAATTCTTCTTGATTAGGTAAATCAAAATAGTGTTCCGTCCAAGATGCCGCATTCTGATAAATATCATACATGAATCTACCACTACGGGACATCTTATCACCTGCTGTAGTCGTGATGATAGTACCGTATGGTTCACCACGTTCTTTAGCTAAATCTCGAGCTGCACCTGTTGCCGCTGTTGCCGCTGGCCATACTACGTCCATATAGTTAATAAACGCAGCCTCATCGTATTGCTGTACTGGTGTGGTACATCCACGACCTACGTTATTTGCAGTCACTTCAGAGTTTTGTGATACACGGGTAATCAATCTATTACCTCTAGCAGGATACGTATAAGCTTCTTTCGCTTTAGTATCTTGAGAGGTACGTGCTATCGTATATTGAGGTAGTAAATCACGCATCATCTTGATACGCTCGATATTCTCAGAGAGCAGTTGTTGGTTCAATGTAACCAAGATGGTTTTTGAGTTCCACATTCTGTAGTGAATAAGATAATTATTAATCATATCTGCTACAACCGATTTACCTGTCTGACGAGGTTGTAACAAAAAGAATGAAACGTTATTCATGAATAACCAAAACATACCCATGTTAGCACGATGTGCTCTAAATTGCACGGGTTCACTACCAGCAGCTGGAGGTACTTTAGCTGCTTCTCTTAAATAGTACCACGGATTACTTAATAATTCTTGACCGATACGGTATTTTTGTTCAGCAGTTAAATCTTCTGAAAATGGATCTAATCCTTGTATAGATGGGTCATGTAAAGCTAAACAAAATGCCCAGTTCTTTATACCCATCTGATGTAATAATGAAGCATAAGCTAGAAAAGATTTATTTGCGGTTTGAGTATCCACGATAGGACCTAATCCTTCTGGACCGCTGTTCTCTGGCTTATACCAATCTTCTTCAAATAGTATCATTTTTATAATCGCCTATAATAGTTTAAATATTTACATATTACATCGAAATTATAAACTTACATTATCTTTTTGAAATAACAGAATTAAAGAATTGACATAATCCCACACCGATTAAGGTGTGGGATATATGCTGTCCGTAAAGACATTAAACTAAGGGGTGCAAATACACCAACATTTGCACAAATCTTAATTTTTGTAAAAAGGAGGCAGTATGCCAGAAACATACCCCACCGAAACACGAATGATGGAAGATAATGAAGGTGTACCTTATTACATCCATATTCAATACGACGGATATGGTAACCCCATCCGTCGTCAGGTTTCTAGGTTTAACGAACCTAGCAATAGTATAGACTGGCTATACTAGAACAACCCTATAAAATAGTGTAATAAAAATATTAATTTACATAAAGTTTTATAGGGTAATTATTATCATAGTGCAGGTAAAATAACTTGCACTATTTCTACATCAATCTAGGAGAAACAAATGGAACTTAATCTAACCCCAGTATCTAACATCGAAGTAACCTTTACTTTTACGGTTGCAAACAAAGAAAAGGGTTTTAACGGCAATTTAACATTCAAAACCGTGGCTAACAAACTAAATGATTCTTTAGTAACAGTATCAACTGATAATGCATTCTACAATGCCTTATTTGGTGGTTTACTTGGAGAAACATTATCCGAAGAAGATGAACAAAAATGGAATAACGTTTTCGATAATGTTGAATCGTTAAAAGTAACTATCAAAGATACCAATACAGATAAAGCGAAAGAAATGATTTTCTATTCTCTTTGGAATAAAGCAGCCGTTATCGAATGTGATAACGTAATAGCTGTAATGTTAAATTATTTTTAACGAATAAAAATCAAACGTATATCCTACACCGTACGGTGTAGGATATATGCCCATCTGTAACGATGTAAAACTAAGGTTCTTTACTGGTAGTTGTCTCTACCAGTAAAGGTGTTATCAACACACTCTAAAAGAGGAGTTAATTATGGTCAATAAAAACCATGTTAGCTACGATTGGGAACGATTTTTCGAAACCCAATCGTTAGAGGCAATAGATAATTTTATTACCTATATGTCTCAGTATCGTAGTGCAGAAAACTACGAGAGTTGGAAAGAAGCCGCTGACGCGGTAAGATTCCAACGAGTGGAATTTTTAATTCCACAAATAACCGTTCCGTATCATAGCTAGGGGCGGTTAATCCTAGTATAGTCAGAGCTTAAACTCTGACTATACTATTTATAATTATTATTTTTTTTTTACCAACTAGCGCGTGGTTTCGTAATTACATTTTCATGTACCAAATTGATATCTTCTTTAGAAATTAAAACGGTTAAAGTTTCATCTAGAGATTCAGCAGAAACTTTTACATCTCCATCATTATCTTCGATCGTATAAGGCGATTTAACCCCTGTGATCATTTCAACTTGTTGTTGACTCCAAGTCATGATATCTAAACTTCTTGAAGAAATATTAGATTGATTACCTGTATCAAGATAGCATTGAATAACACGAGTTTGAGTATCTTGATTAAGTCTATGGATACGAGATATAGCCTGTTCTTGTATATATGCCCTAAATGGAGCATTAAGCATAATCATTGTATCTGCCATAATCAAAGGTACCGCCGTCGATAAACTATCGTAAGTAGCAATAAGCGGATTAATACGTTTATCGGTTTCAAAAGTTTTTATCATCCCATTGAGATTGTTATTCGTTTTACCATAAACTAAAATAGGATTTAACCCTTGTTTCTTACACGCATTATTAGCGTCCTCTAAAACGTCCACAAACGACGTAAACACGACGGTTTTCTTAGTAGTACTATCACATATCTCAGCGAAAGGAACGTGCTCACACATCGCTCTATGCGCTTCTATGCGACGTTTACCCACCACATTACCTAAACACTCACCTTGTATTTTTAAAGCTAAGTATTTAACGATAGAACAAACGTTTCTAAACTCTTTTACTTTCTCTTGAGGTAACTTACTTGAAATATTATAAAACTCATATTTCTTACAGTAAGTTGTTTCAGTGGTAAGAAGACGAATATCGTTACTACGTTGAATCGTTTTGATATAACTTTTATATAATTCAAAAGCTTTAAGTTCTTTACTATCATCTCTGATAGCGTTTTCATAGATTTCTAAACACTCTTTATAAAAAAGAATATCTTCTTCTTCCCTTGCTTTATAATAGATTAAACGCTCTTCAATATACTTTTTCATATCCTCACGGATAGCATCTAACGTAAAGCGTTTAAAGTTAGGCACTTTGATACCAAGTGTTTCGATGATAGGTTTATCTAAACCCAGTTCTTCTTTTTTAACCACGAAAGAAACGATACCTAAACGATTTTGAAGGATATCTAAACCACGTTGTGCTGAAGTACCGTATATTTTCTTATACTTCTCTTCAACCACTTTACTAAACATCGGATCAATCGCTTTAAATAAAGGAATTGATTCACTACCTATGGCTTTAAATGGTGTACCTGAAGAATGGATGATGTTTTTAGATTTACTGTAAAAACAAATCTCTAACCAGTTTTGAGTACGTTGTGATTTAACATCATTTAAGTTGTGAGATTCATCTAAGATTAATCCGTATTTAAATTGATTAAATAACGGTACATGATGATCTAATATCTGACCCATCGCTTCATAATGGTAAACGTAAATTTTGGTATCCTCATCGGGTGTTCCGCCCATAGCGGTATTCCAGATTTTAGGTGGATTCTTATAAAACTTCATTGGGTCATTATACCAAACACGTTCTAACGCATTCTTAGGACAAACGACGATAATCTTATCCATGCCAGCAAGTTCCATCGTAGCGGTAGCGGTAAAGGATTTACCAGATCCAGCTGCTGCATTTAATAACGCACCATTTAGTCTATAACGAGTAGGTGTTTTATCGTAGTATTCAAAAAACCTTTGTTGGTAATCTTTAGGAGTAAAATTAAATAAAGATAATTTAGAGAAATCTAACGTTCCTTTTATATCTTCGTTATTTATATCTTTCAACCATGTTTGTGTTTTAAGTGCATCTACCAGTTCTTTGATCTTTCTAACAGGTAGATAATTATTACTTGCTCTAAACTCTACCATCTTTGAAAAGATATAGAGAACATCAACAGCAAAGAATTTATAAAACTCAATCTTCGTACCACGTAGTGTTTTAAACATGTGGGTATTAAGAACAGACGTTTTCCAAATACGTGCAGCTATACTTGCGATATCGTAACCGTTAATTCCATGAATAATAACGGTATCGTTCGTTTCTTCTATTTTGATTCCGGTAATGCCGTTAACTATTCCTGAAAACATTTTTACACCTTTAATTTATATTCTAATTTAGATAATGCTTTTACTTGTTCAGTAATTAAACTTTGTAAGTTACGCATTAGCTTAATATCATTTAAAGCTGATTTATAGAAATTACTTGTAACTAATTGAATAATCTCTACACCTGCTTGCATGTGAGGTTCAGCATTAGGATTCGTTATTTTTAATAAATCAACGATATCTTTATCGGATTTATTTAAACAATCTTTCTTATACTCTTCACAAACTTCACTCATGTTTTTAACCACAATCTCTAAATTACCTGATAAAGATTGTAATTCTGTTAAATACGCTTTAATTTGGTTTACTTCAAAACCTTTATTAGAATAAGGTTGAACTTTTGGTTCTTTGATTTCTTCTATTTTTAAAACCATCACGTCTTTTAGAACTTCAGAGAACTCTTTATTAGATAAACCATATTTATCGTTAAGTGTTGATAAGTTTGCTGAACTAGATACTTTGATATTTTTACCAATAAGCATCTCACCACGCCATCTAGGCGTTTTAGAAATTTCTTTAGCAATGTTTTTCAGGATAGATGATGAAACCAGTTTCTGACCCACATGACCTTTTAGGTTTTCTCTAACGGAATGTAAGTTACCTTTAACAATGTCTAACAACATGGTTAAACCCACACTCTTACTATCTTCGACTAATTGTTTATACTGATAATCAATTAATGATCTAAACTCTTTTAATTGATTAATCGTAAAAGGTTTAAACTTAGGATCAAAAGCAAAAGTTTCCCATTCATCTTCACCAACAATCACTTCAGTATTATTGATTACCCATGTACGAGCTTTTTCAACTTCTGGATCTTTTTCTTTATATTTCTTCTTACTTGAGTTCACAAAAGAGATAGCTTGTTTAATGGTGGTTTCTTCATCATCCGTTGCACCATCAGTATATGAATCAGCAAATTCTTTAAGTTTATTACCTAAACTCGTTAATTTAGCATTTTCATCAGGTGATCTTTTCATGTAATAAATAAGACTATCACCTGCACGGATAACTGTATATCCTTCGCTTTTTAATTTTTCTATCTGTTTATTCATTTGGCTATTAGTGATACCCAAGAAGTCAGTAAACTTAACAATGATTGTTAAAAGTTTATCCCAGATTTTAACCAATATTTTACCGATGCGTTTAAAGAACTGTTTAATCGCTGCAAATATACCGGTATCGGCTTCTGTACTAACTTCAGATTCATTCGCGATAGATTTAAGTACGGTATTGTTTTCTAAAAAACGCTCTGATTGTTTAATATCGTTTTCACTAATGTATGGAATAATGCTAGTGACTTCATCGACTTGACGAATAAGTTCTTCGGCATCTTCGATTTCACCAGCAAATGCAAAGTCTTTACCTTTGACTTGGTAATATTTATCTAACATCCTTAAATCTCTCTTCAGTATAATTAACAGAACCGATGAAAGAGTTTATTAACGTAAATACAACAGCAACAAACTCTGTCTGTTTAGCTAACTCTAACGTTAAGTCTGATAATGTCTTAACTACGCTAGCTTTAATATTAATGTTATTACTGTTATCTGTAATCGTGTTAGCTAAAATATTTAATTTTTGGTCTAAACGAATAATCGCTTCTTTAATATCAGCAACATTATTGCGTTCTTGTTCTTTTAATAAAGAAATGGTATTTTCCACCATTAATTCAAATTGTTTCATATTTGAGAAACATTTTCCTAATGTTTCTTCTCTGGTGACAGCCATAGAGTTAAATTTAGCCAGTGCTTTAGTATAACCACTTGTATCTTTAATTTTAGCATTGTGTTTATAGTTGATTGATTCCAACAATGTAGGGTTATTAATCAACTTAGAAATATAGCTGTCATACGGGGTAATAAAATCTGCGATAAAATTATCGATGAATTCATTTTGGATTTTTAAAAGTAAAGTACTATATTCTGATAAGTTACCTTTGAATCCTTCAGGGATAACAACGTATACTTTATTTGAATCCATAAATTTATTATTTTCAACAAAACGTTTAATATTAGGA